ATGACTAGACAAGCAACTACATACGTAATCGGTAACTTTAAAGGTGGAGTTGGAAAAACAAAAACAGCTACAATGTTAGCTTATGAAGCAGCTACTGTATTTAACGAGAAATGTCTTTTAGTGGATATGGACCCTCAGGGTAATGCTACAAGAGTACTTGCTAAAACAGGTGACATTGAACAAATAGACAAGTCTATTACAGATGGATTTCTAAATCAGAATTTAGAGAATGAGATTATCCCAGTTATCGAGAATTTGGATATCATTCCATCTAATACTTCATTTAGAAAGCTTTCGAAAATCCTCTTTGATATGTTCCCAGAAGATGAACTTGCACAAATTACATATTTAAAGAAGTTACTAGCACCATTAAAAGATAAATATGATCGTATCTACATTGATGTACCACCAACAATCAGTGACTACTCAGATAACGCTATGATAGCAGCTGATTATTGTATCATCGTTTTACAAACACAAGAGTTATCTTTAGAAGGTGCTCAAACATATATCGCTTATATGCAGTTCTTAGCAGAAACATATGATGCAGACCTACAAGTTTTAGGGATTATTCCAATGATGTTACATCAAGGAAAACGAGTGGATAATAAAGTACTACAACAAGCTCAGGAAATGTATGGCGGAAACGTTTTAGATACCATTGTGAGATATCAAGAGCGCCTAAAAGTTTACGATATTGAAGGCATTCATAAAAACGTTAACGTTAGCGGTAATATTGATATGTGGGATGAAAAAGCTCATCAACTATTCATCGATGTTCTAAGCGAACTAAATGAACATGAAAATTATTTTGCTACTATTAATGCTTAAAGAGGAGGTTCGTCATGTCTAAAGCACCATTTCAACCTATAGTCACAAAACCTGGAAACACTTTAAATGACAAAGGTGTACAGATAAAAGGAACTAACGATTTTGGCCGTAATAGTGAGCCCGTTAAGAAACAAGTTATTAAGCCTATTATCAATAAAGCTAAAGTGACTGCTCCTGAAAAGCCAGATCAACGTTTAGTTCCATCTAAAACGGCTAAAATTTCACCAGCTGTTCTATTAAAACTAAATACACTTAAACCATTTATAAAAGAACAAGAAAGTATGGATAAGGCATCGATTAACAGTATTATCGATATGCTTCTTGAAAGCTATGTAAATACTAAGCTAACAACAAGACAATCTGAAGGTTATAAAGGGATGTACAAGCACCTTTATGAAATGTTGGAAAAGAAATAAACAACAAATACGATTTTCCTAGTCTATAGAATAATTCTTAGCATTTTCAATCCTAATGTTAATGGAGATGAATTTCATGGGAGTAATTACGAAAAATGGCGATAATATAATTAATTTCGATTTATTTATAGAAGAGTACGGTTGCATAAAAGTTGAATTTAAGCAAAAAGAAGGGGAAAGGTACTATTTATATGCTTTTCGTAACGATTTATCTGAGTGGGATTTTAATAAAGGCGAATTAATTTTAGTGACCCACAATGAAGATAAAGTTAAAGAGATCTCCTCAAAAGTGCTAACTTTATATGTAGGTGAATTCTTTTGTAAAGAATGTTTTAGAAAAAAAGATATTGAAAAATTATCTAAGAAAGATAATACGAAATATTGGTGTCATAATTTTTGGAAACAAACCCCGAATCATACTAAAAAATTACTACAAGATGAAATTTTATATTCAATAGATGATATGGATTGGTCTATGGTAAAAAGTATAACTAATAATGATAAATCTTTTGTATTCTTTGGAATATGTTCAGATTTTTGCATGACTCGTGAAGAATTCAAAAATAATGATGTAATACAAGAAAAAATAAAGTTGATGGACGACATATGGGAAGAACTAATAACAGATGAATTAATGAATGGCCCTGAAAGTTTATTAGAAGATATATTATGCGACCATATATTCATCATTGAAGAAGGTATGTCTTTTATAGAAAGACAATATAGAGTTGAAAATGGGGTTATTGATATTATAGCGAAGGATGAAAATGGCACTAAATGTATTATTGAATTGAAGACGGTTGATGATGATAAAAGTTTAGTGTGGCAATCTGCTTATTACCCATCCTGTTTCAATGAAGATGTTCGTATGATTACAATTGCTCCCAATTATTCTACTCGAATATATAACGCTCTTAAAAATATAAACAATGTTGAAATGAAAGTTTTCGGAAAAGGTCCAAACGGGAAACTCGATATAAAAGAATTTGATCCAGGAGAATCTGTTTCGGAAATAACAGAGGAATTGCCAATTATCGTGTGAATGATTTAGCCCTACATATGTAGGGCTTTTTGTATAATCACTCTTAAGTAGAAAAGTAGAAAAGTATACTTTTCTACTTTTTCGTAGTTTGTTATAAACCCTCACCAGAACTTCCACCACGGCTTCTTCTTCTCTTTCGTAGCAGCAACCTCATCCCGAAACTCCTGCATCATTCTCTTCGTTTCCTGCATCTCACGTAGTGTTTTCATAAGCGTCTCATCCCGCGCTTCCAAACGTTTTTCTACGCGTTCATTATGGGATTCTACACTTGCTTTGATTTCCTCGTTACTCTGCTTTGCCTGGTCACTCAATCGTTTCTCCATTGCCAACATACCCTGTTTCATTTCTTGCGCCATAACACCATACTGATGCTGGAGTTGTTCTTGAATGTGGAATGGTATTAAACTCGTTTCCTCAGGCTCTTCTTTAATCAGATCTGGATTAACTTTCTCAATCTGCTGCGCTATCATCTTCGCTGCCTTCTCTAGCGTCATACCGTCATGCTTACTAAGTTCAATTAATTTCTCAATCACCATAATGTCACTGTCTGTGTATTGGCGTCTGCCACGATTATCTTTCTTTACTGCGAATCCTTCGCGTGATAATACTTCCATGTACTTTCTAAGGGTGCTATCGGATATTCCTAGTCGTTTGTATACTTCACTAGCAGAATAAACAATTTCGTCCGTCATAACGTCACAACACCTCCTAGTGACAGTATTCCATGGTGCCATACTAATTCCTTCAAAGAAAAATACATTTTATTTGATTTTTCATTTACATTAATGTTAATAAAAAAAGAAAGATTTCTATAATTACAAGAAACCTTTCCTTTCAACAGTTAAAAATGCAATTGGCAAATTTTATTCGGGAATATATCCGTAGTATCGATCACACATCGGATGAAATCTTGCACGAATTAATTCGCTACCAAAATGGTCCCTGATTTTTTGATAGATTTCTCTTGCAGGACTTTTTGGAGGTATACCACTTGAACAATTAACAATAATTGAGTGTTCTTGCTCGCTTTCATCATACATTACCATCGCTGGTGTATTTGCTGCACCTAATGATGTGAATATTTGACTAACTTTTATACAATCTGCAAGTTCAGGTATTCTATTTAATCTAAACTCCCAATACGTATCTATCTCTCCCGTATCATCTCCAAATTTTATGCTATTAGATGAAATAGCATATGAAGCCTTAGTTAATTCATCCGATTTGCTTAAATCTTCCTCAATAACTTTATCTAAATGTGGATCAATATATTTAATGAATTTCTTTGGTGTTATATGTAAAAATGATTTCCCATCAGTTTTGGAATGAAATTCAGCCAATAAAAGTTGATCCATACCTAACTCTTGACCATGATTATTTTTATATATCCAATCTTTTTTCTGGTCATTGCTTACAAAAATAATATGTTCATGTAACTGCATAATTTCATGCCATATTATATAATCTCCAGTTGGGTCTCCTTTACTCTCATTGGTTCCTGGTTTTATACCAAGAGATATTCTTCTTAATCCCTCTTCTCTCAGAGACTCTTTATCTGTAGAATATGGTAAAAAAGAATTTTGACAAAGTGATTTTATGAAATCAAAATACTCATCTTTTTGTATTAAATTTTCTATTTTCTCTCTTACCTTCTTCAAACTTTTTTTATATTCATTTATCGCTTGAGATAGATTTTCTCTTTTTTCTTGTGCAGCATTTATTTCTGAAGATTCCTCCGCCGCAGGCATGAAATCTCTAATTTTTGATTTAGGGTCGTTAAATTTTTTCATTTCATCATTTACTGACGTAAGTTGCTCAAATAGAACCTTTTGCCTATTTTTTGAAAACTCGTAAAGAACTTGTTCTGGAATTTTAAGTCTTTCTTTTTCGCTTAATTCCTTTAATACTTTTTTCACCTTATCCGCTGTTACTTCTCGCCATTGATAAGCTAACAATAAAAAATTAGCATCAGGTACTACTATGGCTTTATTTTTATACAGAGTGTCTAATTCTGTAGGGTAAATAAAATACTGGTCGTATCCTTCCAAATCTATCACTCCTATTAAATTTTAATTATATTATAAACCAATAACGAGATTTTAATAGTTATAAATATTAAAGTTATTATTGATGATTGTAATCAAATCTGAATATTTCACAAAAATAAAAGTCCTATACTCATAGGGCTTTTATATCGCTTTTGCAATCTCAACAAGCAATCTCATAAATAACGGAATCATTTGAACTACAATATAACCAATCCCCGCACGACTTATTAGTGAAAATCCTCGTTCCTGGCTACCAACCATAATAAATAAACCACCGCATAACGCTACAACGGATGCAATCGGATAAGACACTGCTTTAATCAAGAAGATAACCGGTTCGAACGCATTTACAATACGATTGTATAATTGGCCATCTATATAATTCTTTATTGCCCCGTCATTGGATTGCACGTCTTTAAATACTTCATTTACATCTGGATTATTCCCATCCGCAAATACATGCGGAATATCTATAATGTTGCTGAATATAATAGCACTACCGATTACTAATGAGACACGCACTGCGACAGGTGCGTATTTTTTTGCTTTCTTTTTGAACAAGCTCCACTTTTTCTTTGCCCCGTAGTTACCATCCATAAAATCCTTGATGCTCATTGTCTCTGCTGCCATATGGATCATCTCCCTATTTTTAATGGAAATCAGTAACCGTAAAGATGTTGCAATCCAATCCCTCGCAAAGCTTTTGCAGGTTCTTTCTGCGATATTCCGTTGTGGTGTACCAAATAAATTTAGGTGGCTTCTCAAACACATTGCATTCAATTAACTTGCGATACTTCTGCATCTTGATACGGTTCGCGCTCATCTTTTGCTCATGATCCACCTCTACAATGTAGTAACGCCCATTATCCGTGAATAGCGCATCTGCAATTATAGAAACGATACCTTTTACATTCATTTTCACTTCCTGCTTCCACGTTTTCGGGCATTCGTAAGCGATGTAGATGTCATTTCGCATGATGTAGTGGCGGAATTGATTCGAACGCTTGAGTATTTTCTTGCTCCCGATACGTTCGCGCCCTTCTTTGTTGAGATAATACACCTTTTCACCATCCCTAAAGCTAGAAACATACTCTTCAAGACTCTTCATCACACGCGAAGCATTTCTGTCACCGCCAAGGTCGTGGAGTACCTGGATTTGCTTCCTGCTAAGAAAGCCGAGTTTCTTCAAGCTCAAGAGTATACTTTCCGTTCTCGCTTCCTTCATGGCTAGTTTTTGCATCTTCATGCTCCTTCCTCGCTCTGATGTTGATGTGTGGTTTTATGATGTTATCTATTTGTTTATTATCGATATAAACCGTCTGCAGGACCTTCTTCTCGTTCGTTCGGTATATAGCCCTTCCCTTTATGTTGGGGAGAATCTCTGCGCCACCCTCATCTAAAACGGCACGGCTCCCTGCTTCTGTCTGTAATCTAAAGCAAACACGAGCGCCTATGTTTTGTCGTAACTGAGATGGCAGCGCCTCATTGGTCGGGTACTGCGTCGCATATACCAAGCGGAATCCCGCTGCCCTTCCACGACGACCTATATCAACAATGATGTCCCTGCAATCCTGATATGGCGCTATGTCGGCTGCTTCATCTATAATCACAAAGTACCTCGTTGGATCCCCAGCTTCTTTTATATCTTCGTATCCTTTTTCTAGTAAGTATTCGTTTCTAGCATTCAGTTTATCTTGCAATTCCTTTAGAGTCTCAAGGGCTTCCTCTGGATTTTTCGCAATTGATTCGACCTGGTTTAAGAATCTATATCGGTTGAAAGAGAGACCACCCTTCAAATCAATAAGGAAGAGCTTTATGTTTTCTGATTGGTTGCGTACCAGGGATGTAATAATCAGTTTTAATACATTTGATTTCCCCATATCCGTCATGCCGGCTGAGATCATATGAGATAACTGGTCAAAGTCGTGTTTTACTAATCCATCCCTTGTATAACCAATCGGCACCTCCCAACCTCTACATTGCTTCATCATATCTTCTTCAAACTTCACAAAATCAGGAATCCCCTTCTCATAAACTCGCATTTTTAATAAACCATCGTAAGACAGCTCAATTTCCTTTCTAACGAGTTTTTTCTTGTTTATGATGTTTTGTATTTGTTTTAAAATATCTTTTCGCAGCCGAAGAGATTTGAAGTCTTGTAGTTTGAAATCATAAACTTTGCTCTTATGATTTAATCCATCCTCTAAATGTTGCATCTTTTGTTCGAAATCGGAGAAGCTAAGTCCAAGAGGAATCCTATACGCATATTCAACACCCCAATCATTTTTCGTTTTTCGAAGCAGCTGTATAGTCCTGGTCTCTTTTCCTTCTTTCACTTTCAAACCACAATTAGCACAAATCCTTTGAATCTTAGAGGCATCGTTTGTTGCTCCTTTTTGATGCATTTTTGATAGAAAGACTACACCACCAACTGCAGCTGAACTTACTAACTCAAATATCACAAACTGACACCACCTTCCTTTTGGTATTCTGCAAGAATAGTCCCTGACGATTAGAAGAGAGAAAAACAGTTATGAACCATTGAAAATACTAATCTTGTAATGTCTGAAGCAGTATTCTGTGAGCGAATTCTATTTGGAATAGGTAAAGCGAAGTTTTAAAAGGCTATCAATTTGGAACGGATAATCGTAATTTGTTTGGTATGGTAAAACGTATTCCCTACAGCTCGCTCAATATTCACCATTTTTAGGGGTTTATTTTTGGTGAAACTAGGACATTACTAAGGACAACAGATTTTCAAAGGAGTGAAAGTTGTGTGGGGTCTTGGAAAAAAACGCACAAAATTGGGGAAGTTTTTAGATAAGCACGAAATAGAACAAGAATGGTTAGTAAGAAAATCAGGACTTGGAAGAAATACTGTAGGAGATTTAGCGAATAACCATGATAGATCCCCAACAAGGAAGACGATGCAGAAGATATTGAAGGTATTGAGGGAATTTGATTCAAGGGTTAAAGCCGATGATTTTTGGGATATGTAAAATAATATTTTAATTTTACAAAAGGAGCTGTTTATATGGGTATGGAGCGACAGTCCGTTGAATATTTCATAGAAGTAATGAATGAACGCATTCAATTCTTAACAGATAGCATTAATGATTTTGAAAATGAAATAAAAGCTGCTGATGGTTACGCAAAAGGGCATTTTAAAGGATATAATGCAGCTCGCCGAAGCGAAATTGAATTTATCCAACGACGAATAGAATTTTTAAACAAGACATTAGAGGAGAATAACAACTCAGAAGAAGTCGTTTAAAAAGAACTTATGTTCGTGTATAATAAGTGTAAATTACACGAATTGAGGAATCAACATGGATAATCAAAAATGGGGCGCACCTAAATTACGCGGGTGAGGTATGGTCAAGTGGATGCCGTTTGCCAGTATGCCGGAACAACACGAAACAATTAGAGGAATGATAAATGACTTGAATAAAGTCCCGAAACCGATAGTTTCTGAAGATACGAAAGAACAGATCGAACGAAGTCTTATTCATTCAATGCAAAGTAAAGAGGAAATATCTATTTCATACTATCGTGATGGAATGATCCAAGATATGTACATAAATGTATTGCATATAGAACCAATGCTAAAAACTGTGTATTGTACAGATGCTTTTGGGTTGAATACTGAATTTAGATTTGATGAATTGGTGAATGTAGCTGACTGAATATGGTCAGCTTTTTTTGCAGGGGAATAACAACCATTTGTTATTGAATAAGATTATAATACACATTAGATACATAAATTTAGCAATTCAGGGATGGGGGACTACTTTTGGACAACAAAACTAAGCCAAAAGAAAATGGAGGTACTTTCACCATGTTCTTAGGGGCAGGGTGTTTATTAGTAATAATCTTACTTATAGGTTTTGGGATATTTGGAATGATCAGCGCTTTCTTCGACGACAACGATACTGAAGAATACAACAATAATCCTTATACAGAAGATTTTGATGGAGATGGTATTGGCGGAGATAAGGACGATCATGATTATTACCATAAAAATATAAAATAAGCCGCCCAACAGGACGGCTCTTATTTTTACTTAACTTCATACCACCAACCTTTACGGTCAAGGTATTCTTTCATTGCTTTTAATTGCGCATCACTCGTAGGATCTGTTACCACGAAAGTTAATCCATCTCCTTGGAGAAGAAACATACCTGTCATTTTCAAAGAAGTAAGTGCTCCTGCTACATCAGGTACTTCATAAGGTGAAAAAGCACCGGTTTGGATGATATTTTTTTTTGCTGGTGGAGTTGCTACATTCTGACTTCCTCCACATTCTTGTCCGAAGTAAGCAAAGATTACCGCTGAAGTGATTGCGTCAACATTCCATTTAGCCATATCTCCATCGTTATCAATAAACCCCGCTTCCACCAGGAAGAAGGGACAGTTACTGGAGCGAATTACTCCAATGTCTGGACGTATCTTAGCTCCACGATCTTTCCATCCAGTACGCTTTGCGATTTCTGCTGAGATACGAGCCGCCATAGGCACTTCCTTCTCAGAGTAGCAAAGTACTTCTACCCCGTGCCCTTCTCCATTAGAAGCATTGAGGTGCCAAGCAAATCCTACATCGTTAGGTCTATCATTTATATTCCTAACTTGGTTACCTACGATAGCACTCGCTGTGCGACCTACATCGTCAGTATCGTCTTCTACAGAATGACCCAAAGAGCGTAATTTGTTAATAAAATCCTTATTACACTCACGATCCATTAGATGTTCTTTACGGTCACCCCAGTTAGCTCCTGGTACAATAGCATTGTGTCCTCCATGGCTTGATACTCTCATTATTCAACATCTCCTTTTTGGACATCATGATCTGACCAAATACCTAAAGCGATACCAACAGATAATAAATAAGGCGCCAGTTCATCTAAGAAAGTCTTAGCTTCTGGCACACCGAATTTTGTAAATAAGAATCCTAGCAAAGAAAAAACCGCAATCCAGGTCTTCCAATTGCGGAGTCGTTTTTTGATATTCTCTTTTGACATACTACATGCCACCTTTCATTAGTAATCCAAGTAATCCGGCTACAATTGCACCAATGATGATGCGGAGAATCCACGTAGTATTGGCGCTGATTTTATCAAGAAGCTTATTTATATTTACAATGTCCTTTTCGTTGACAGTTGTACGTGTCTCTAAGTTACGAATATCTCGCTGCATATCTTTTTGGTCTAATTTAATTTGTTGAATCTCTTGCTTTAACTCTTGAATTTCTAGCATTGGTTCAGCTCCTTTTTAGACAAAATAAAAAACCTACACTACTGTAAGTTTGGATACTCTAAAGTCGTAATTAATTTGTATTCTACTGCTGTAAGTCTCTCTAGCTCAACTACCATGACTAATTGTGGTTTCGTACACCAATTCTTTTGATAACGGAAATTCCACTTTTCAAAATCAGGGCTTCTCACTTCAGTGTTTTCAGTTGTATTCGTCATTAATTTGTACCTCCAGTTGTTGGTTGTAGTTTTAATACTTCAATTTCTAACGAACTCACTTGTTGACCTAATGCAGTAACATCCTTGTCATTTTTAAGTTGTTTAATTTCCATTTCACTAAGTTGTTGTCCTAGCAAAGCAGATTCTTCTTCTTTTTGCATTAACTGTATCTCTAAATCACTTACCTGCTGCCCTAACTGACTATTTTCCTTCAACAATTCTTCCTGCTGCTTTTTTAAATCTTGTACTTCTTGTTCAGGAGTAATAGGCACATCTATATATTCGTAGTACAACCCTTTTTCTTTGTCATATTTTAGAACAGCTTGTTTGCCAGGTGTTCCTTGTGCATCTGGTAACTGATCTAATAACACCCCCTCTCCATTTTCTTCAAGTTCCTTCAGCTCCTCTTCTGTTCCTAAACCGTAGTACGGATTCAATGGATCATGGTGTATAAATTCAATGCTTCCAGTTGGGCTTAACTTAATAAATATCATGCTATTCCTCCTATTCTCTTACAACGCGATAAATAGTAATCTCTCTAGTTGCTGTGTTTACTGAGTATGCGTATTTATCATTATCAAACGTCATCATATTACCGATTGCAGTATTGTCCTCGCTCATGGAGTAATTCACAGCATATTGTGAGATTTTTTTAGGTTTGTGTATCTCAACAAATCTACGATCACAAACCACAATATTCCGTAACCTCTCCTGTTTCAAGATGGTTGCCGATGTTCCCAATTGCACATAAATTAGTCCTTTCGCAGAATCTTGTACAAGTGTTGTTTTATTGTAGATACTAAAGAATTTTGTTATTTCATTCCCTAAATCAGACCAGATAACAGCTACATCTTTATTTCCGACTCGTCCAAATCCATAATATGTTTGACTTCCGTTGATAGGGAGTGATTTTGATTGAACTAATTTTCCGTCTTTCCAGTTAAATATTTTTATTGCATTATCCATGTAATAATAAAGGAAATCACCCTCTAAAAAAGACCCACCCATATAGTTAGAGGTGAATCCGGAAAAGGTTACTTTTTTCGTTATCATTAATGTTTTTTTATCGAAGTGGAAACCTTCACCCCCGCTGCTCCAAACAGACATTAATAAAGTAGTATCTTGATCTACGTAAAAAAGATCATTGATTGTACTAGCACTGCTATAAGGAATTTCCTTTACTTTATTTTGTGTAGCTTTGTTATAAATGATTATGGTACTTAACGTACACACACCAAAGTAATCCCCTAATTCAAGCAATCTTATAAAAGTTGTAATTTCGCTTGGTAGGTTTTTTATATTACCTGTAGGCGTGGACTTCGCAAATCCTTTCAAACTATAAACAAAGCTCGTTTTATCCTCTGCGACAACAAGTATCTTGTCATCGCCAAGATATATAACATTTTCTGATTTTGGAATTCTGGTCGCGTCTAAAATAATCGTACCCATTTTATTAAAGTACGCCTTCTTATATAGTGGATTCGCATTACCGCCTATAATTCCATGATCCGCTAGAACATTCATGTGCGCTCCACCTCATCTATAAAGTTTCCGTCCACATCATAAATCAAATCGAGCAGAGTTACTTTTTGTATAGTTCCATTCTCGAAATACTCTGTTTCAGTCCTTAACACGTAGTTTCCATATGCATTTGGATTCGATAATACCGACCGCTTCCTTACAGTTCCATTAGCCATTTTGTACTCTGTTACTGTAAAGATATCATTCTCGTCTTTTCCAGAACGGCGTGGTGTTAATCGCAGCCCATACTCTCTTGTTTTCGCAGTTAATTGGCATACTGTATCTTGTACGGCGAATAGTAACGTAGAAGTATCGGCCTGTTTCTCCACCGCTTCTCTCACTGTGGATGCTAGCGATTGATTGTACGTTACTTTTGCATCAATAACGTTTGTTGTAAATAGATGTTTATCCTGGACTAAGTATGTTACTGTGTATTCTGCTGTTGGGTCAAAGTCTTTAGATGGAATCTCACAATATTCTTTACCATAGGCATATTGTGATTGCCTAATAACCCATTTATTTTCTATAATCCCATTCTTATATACTGCTAGTATTTTACCAACTTTACCTTTAAGTATAGACGTTGCACTCATTGTAATGTTGTTAATAATGTATACGTTGTAGGTATTATTAACTGCGGGTGCCACCTTCTCCCTAACCACAATGCCACTATCCACACTCACCTGCGTAATACCACTTGTAACAAGATTGCCTTCAACTTGTACAGTTTCAACTCTTGGTATAGCAAGCTGGTACGTTAACTTATATGGTGTGTAATTAGGCGCTTTATTCGCTCTCACGTAAGCCAATGTTTGAGTAGGTGCGTCTTTGCCATCCACAACAGAAACCCATGCAGTAGGTTTACCATTTGCATCCGATGTTTTAACTTTCCAACCGTTGAAATAGGCAGAAATTTCATCTGTAGATGGTGTGTATGAATCTGTAAATCCAGAGTCTATATTTGCTACTGTTAATTTCAATCCTCCGCCACTCGGTTGTTGTAAAGCCGCTTGGTCAGAACTAGTATATCCGCTATTGTTGTTCAAAATTTTACCATCGTATTTAGTAGCATAAAATCGCTGGTCGTTCAAATTCATATAGTCAGAATTTATTAATGCTTGCGGGTTGATGCCAAAACGTTTGTATCCAGAGTAATTACCATAAAATCCTGTAAGATATTTTGCTGAGTCCAACCCAACATCTCTTTCCCACTTACGTAACACTTTCCACTGCCCATCTTCCTGGTATAATACATCGTTTACACCGTTTTGACCTGCTAGCGCCGCATTTGTGTACAGATAAGATGGATTGCGTGGTGCGAATGGTTTTGGTTTGTCTCCTAAAACTAGCATTGGTTGTTCAACGTAAAATGTACCTGCACCATAAGCATTGTTTCCAAACCAATAAACAAACATTTTTGCGTTTTCAGGAACCGTAAACTTCAAAGTGGTCGTTCCAGTTTTAATATCTTGTCTTGATAGTTCTTTCCCCGATTCATCTATTGTTCTTATAGAAAACCATCCTTTAAGGTCTAAACAACTAAATGTATATGTCTGTCCACCTACACAAGGCGTATTTAGATTCAAATTAAAGTCTGCAAAATTTGTTGTTGCTTTTACGGTCCCTCTATAAGAGGATTCTGCTTCGAAAGAACCTAGTCCCGATACCGAGGTAGTTGCATTGCTTAATGGAGGAATCAAGTTCCCGCCCTCAGCACTCACCACAGGATTCAAATGTTGCACACCTTGCACATACGGAAACCTATCCAGTAAATTTTGACCGCTGTACTCTGGTTCTACGTTAATTTTATTGTATGTTGCTTGGTCTACTTCATATAGGGCATCTTCTAAGAGTGGTAGATTTGTGTTTACTTCAAGTTCTAGTTCTACGTAGTCTGTATTGATTACAGATGCTACCGTTCCGTTGGATGGTTCTGCGTATGCTAATATATACGAAAATCCATTACTATCAATCAAATCCTGTCCACTATAGTTAGGTGATGCTGTAATTTTACCTACTCCAGTACCTGTATTAACCCCTGCTGTTATCCATTGAGATAAGTTGTTGCTCCACCTCGCTAAAGTTGCCTTATTTCCAACTGGACCGATACCAAATCCCCACCAATTGCAAGTTAACTTTGTAATCAACTGCTTTGCAATCGAAACCTTCTCAGCGAGAGTTATTTTCCCTTGCCAAATTTGAGGACCATACTTATCTTGCAGGGTGCGGATAAGGTCGAATGAAAACATTTGTTGTCCAATATTACCTGACGTTGATGCATTACCTCCAGAATTAGTTACAGAATTATCAAGAGTTGAAACTCCAGTGATATCCCCTACATTAAATTCCACTAGTAAATTATTATTCGGTACGTTTAAGTTATTAATTGCAGCTCTTCTCGCTATGTGCCCATTCTCAACCGCGCTTCCAGCAACTTTCCTACGAAAATCCTGCTTAATCGTGTAAGAAACAGTTGATTGCCCTGTGAATTTAGCGATACCCTCATACGTGCTACTACCTGCTGTAATCTTTGTTGTACCCTTACCTGGAACATACAAATAATACTTAGCTGGATCTAATGCCGTTTGCCCCAGTAAATTCACCAACGTACGCCCTTGAATTTCGATGTTAATTGGTGAAGCTACTGGTGCGTTCACCACGTTTAATCCGTGCTGCACCGCCTGTGACTTCTTATCCAATTCCGTTAGCGTAGCATTCCATTTATCATTTATCTTATTGATTTCATTGAGTAAATTACCTGCTGTGTTCGTATCAAGGATATTCTTTAAGTTCTGGAACCATGTCGTAAATTCAGTGTTATACCGTTTCTTTTCATCCTCCATAAACTTACGGAAGTCGGACATAATCGTTGTGTTGTCTTCATCATATTTCTGCTTCGTTCGCACAAACCAATCCCAATATTGATTAAAAATCATTGTTGTATCAGCTTGTAATAGAGAATTAACAACTCCACATAAATCTTTGTTTAATCGCACATCTGTTACTGCTTCTTGTGCAATAACAACTACACCATTTCTTACATGAACCTCCGCTACAGCTAGTTCGTATGCATCTGCATCGCGTTGCAAAGCAGGGGCTACTGGGGAACTTGATGGAGTCCCTTTTTTCACATAGGCTCTAATATCCCGTTTTTCATGGTCGCATCGTAACGTTACACGATCTATTCTTGAGTTAACTGCATCTGCTGTTTGTATGGTTAATTCTAAGTCAGTTGTATTATTGTACATGTAACCATTAATCCATGCAGCGCCAGCGCGTAAAGTGACTTTCATGTTTGTTCCACTCGCTATTACCTGCAAGTTACTTGCGATGTTTGGGAAGTATCCATTCGTTATAAATTTATTAAAATAGTTGGCCCAATCTTCAGCTTTGTATCTTCTGTCACCATTTACACTGTTAAAAAAGCTAAATTTCTCCACTTTATCTACCTCCCATCATTAAATTTTTCAAATCAGGAATATTCGTACCGAATTCCGGCTGAATTGTGAGCATTCCATTTTCATATATTTCAGCTACTTTTGTAATTCTTGTTTTCAAATGAACACCCCATTCACTTTCTATCAGCACTTTATCCCCTAAATCGTAATCCCTTTTATATACGTATTGAGAGTTATGATAGATTTCACTATCTAGTGTTTCTACAACCTTGGATTCAGCTAATTTACTATTGCCACGGGACACTAATAGCTTTTTATACGTAGCATCAGGGATTACTGTACCATCTTCATCTTCATCTGAAATGTCACGAGCATCCACATATAATTCTCTTCGCTTCCACCCTGAAATCTCATCATTTATAACCTCAGTTTTACGCGCAGGACCTTCTCCAGCACCTGCAACTAAAGCCATATTCGCGAAATCATCTATACTGTGCAGATATGATTGAGAGGGTAAGTTTTCATTTTGAACAGAAAAAACAACAGGTTCGTTCTCTGCCTGATCAGGTGTTAAATCTAACCCTTGATACACATCAAATACGAACTTTTTGTTTTTTAAATCAAACAAAACACACCAACCAACCTCATGTTTTATCCCAATCTCCTCAAATATATTAGACAACTGTTTCCCTGTAGATACTTCTTCAGTCATGCCAAATGTTTTACTTGATGAAACTGCCAGTCCTGGAATAACACGATTGCTGTTATCAGGAGTAATAGCATTCTTAATGACAAACTGCTTTAGTACATGGTCGATATCACCGCTATATCTTTGCTGCCCCCAGACAAACCTTCTATATAAGAACCAATTGAGCGAAAATCCACCAACCTTAAATACAACTTGGTTACCAATTGTTTCAATGGTACGATTCGTAATAATAGCTGCTTCACACGGATTATTTAAGTCTTCTCGCTTCACGATAATAAATTCGTCTTGCAGAAGCTCTAACGCGTCTTGTGTGAAGTCTAGAACCAGCAACATCTTACCAATACTGTGATAGCTTCTTTCAAAAGAAAAAGAGCGATAGATATCTATCACTCCTTGAAATTCAAAATCCATATTGAACACATATAATTCCATCATTACACCCCCAGCAATTTAGGAGTGTGATATACACTCATTTCCATCATATCGAATTTCTCTTCAGCATCATGTTTTAGTAAATTCCCACCTACATCTAACTGAAAGAACGTACTGTTTAAATCTAATTTACGTGCTATTTTCCCTTCAATACTGCTAGTTACGGTTTTTACACCACGATTTGTATTAATCGTAATTACTTCACCAGCAACCATTGTTTTAAGTATTTTAATATATTCACCTGTATTCACATTAAGGACTGAAGGATTCTTTACTGATCCCGATGCCATTATTTCGATTTCCATACCATTTTCTACATGGCCATCATTTATTATGTTTACAATTGACTGTGGATCTTTATATCCAAACTGCATCCCTGTATCATTAGGGATTTCAAAAGAAAATTCAAATGTTTCTATCCATGCACCTAAGTCATCCCGTTTTCTTTCTGTAAAGAATAATGGATCATGACAAATGAAATTAACCTCACCTTTTTGAAATCTTCTACCACGGCTATCTGTACCATCAGGATAAGCAGGAAGCGTCTCGCATACCGCATGAATACTAACAGTGATGTAATCATTGATATAAGTTAATACACCCTGACCGAACTTAGGATTTAAACACTTGGTCAATTCAATTCTACGCTTTGAAACCTCACTATACTCAGAACCCTCAATAACAAATGAAACAGGGATTTCCCTTTCTTCGAATACCGAATCGATATAGTGAGAACCATCCGTAAATGAATTTTTTTGCGTTCGAATTTCCGTTTGAACATCTCCTAGGCCACCAACTAAACTCAATAAAAAAGGAGACTGACCGCCACCAATGTGAACAGTGTCTCCGCGTGAATTTGTAAATATTAATCGCTCCACTACGTAGTCAGCCCCCTTCCTAACATTAAGTTTCTGCTTGCTCGTTTTTGTTCTCTACGTGCTTCAGCAGCAGTTGAATCTTTAGGCATTTCAATGTTAACTGTATTGTGTTGAATAACTTGGCTATTCGTATTATTTGTAGAAGTATTTTTTATTAGCTGACCTTGTCCGAATGTAGACCTTGCACTCGCTCGTGATAAGGTATTAGGTGCAGTATATCCTGTAGAGATATTAGGAACGTCTGTTGCTAATTTACCACCTACAACGTCTCCTAACTGGATATTATCGTTTAGCACACTAAAGCTATCCTTTACTGCACTAGCCATATCCTGAGCTACTTTAACAGCAGGATTAATCATGTGATTTAACCCTTTAATTAATCCTTGGCCGATGTAATGTCCGATGTCCCTCATGACACGAGAAGGCGAATGAATGCCTAATGCTCCTGTAACGGCATTTTTGACACCATTAGCAACTCCTTTTGCTGCTTCCCATGCTGCAGAAGCCATTGAACCAATACCATTTATAAGTCCTTGAATGATGTTTTTACCAATAGCAACTAAATCTACTTTACGAAGGGTATTAGTTATACTCTCGCCGATTTTATTCGCTCCACTAATTACCTCTCCTATTACAGTAAGCAAACCTTTAGCTAATGCAATGATTAATTTTGCTCCTACTTCAAGTAATTTAGGTAAATTAGAAATAAATACTTCCACCAGCTTGCCTATAATCGTGATCGCTGCAGCTGCTAATTGAGGTAAGACCTTTAGTATTCCCACAATTAATTGGGTCAGGATTTTAACACCAGCTTCAATTATTTTCGGTAAATTTTGTACAACGATTTCTACGAATTTACTTATTATTTTTACAACTGCATCCACAATTTGAGGGAGCATTTTTATAATTCCCTCTACTAGTTTTATTAACATCTGAATGCCTGATTCTATGATTCTAGGCAGATTCTGAACCACGATTTGAGTGAACTTATCAATTATTTTTATAACAGTTTCAATTATTTTAGGAAGCATTTTCAAAATCCCATCAACTAACTTCATCAAAATTTGCATACCTGACTCTAGTATTTTAGGGAGGTTTTGCACAACAACTTGAACGAATTTATCAATTACTTTTATAACTGCATCAATTACTTGAGGTAATACTTTTAAAATACCCTCAATTAATTTCGTTAATATTTGAATGCCCGAATCAAGAATACGTGGTAGATTTTGAGATACAATATCTACAAACTTTGAAATAATTTGCATCACTGTATCTATGATTAAAGGTAAAACCTGCATAATCCCTGTGATTAGTGAATTCAAAATTTGAATACCAGCATCAATTATTAAAGGTAAGTTTTGAACAACAGAATTTACTAATGACTCAAGTATTTGAATTCCTGCTTCAATTAACTGGGGTAGAATTTGGATAATCCCGTTAATAATCGCTAATACAATTTGAATACCCGAATCGATCAGCTGCGGTATTAACGGAACAATCGCAGAAATCAGCGTTGTTATGATTTGAATTCCGCATTCTATAAGCATCGGTAAAACTTGGGTAATCCCTTGAATTAAGGTGTTCAAAATCGTTAATCCTGTATCAATCAGTTGAGGTAAGGCCTGAACAATTGCCGAGGTCAACGTTGTTATCAATGAAATTCCAACAGTGATAATTTGAGGGAGCAGAGTTAAAATCCCAGTCACGAACGTTGTCACAATTTGGGTGTAAGCTAAGACGATTTGTGGTAAAGCTTGTGTGATGCCCTGAATCAGACTAACAATGATTTGAACGCCTTTTTCTACTACCATAGGAAGTTGTGTAGATATGAAATTAGTAAAGGCAGTTAATGCGGTCGTTACAATCTCACCGAATTTTTGTACCATTACTTCTCCGCCCACACCTATAGCGTTAGATAAATGAGAAAACATCATCGTAATACCGATTACTAGTCCAGGTACACCACCTATTAATATGCCTATAAGTGTCGGAATTAACTTAGCAAATATTTCAACTAGAGGCGCAAAGTTCCCTTGAAACGCACTAACAATCGCTTGCTTGATAGTTTCTAGTGCCGCACGTATCTTCTCACCAAATCCTGTAATCATTGCTATTAGATTTTCATTTAATCCAATAGCTTGCATGATTTGCCTTCCGCCATCACTATTACCTGCAAGCGAAGCAGCGAAACCTTTTATAATAGCTTTCACTACATTTAGCGCACTATTTATTGCACGACCAAAAGAGACAACCTTTTCGATTGCCCCTACCGGAATACCCGCAGCAACTAGCAAGTCTATGTCAGCAGTACCACCTGCTTTCACTTCCTGACCAAATGCCTTGAGTAACAATTTTATAGAATTTAAACCGTGATTTAGCTTTGCTCCTGCGCTTGTAAAAGCATTAATAGCACTATCCGATATACCAGCAGCCCTTAATAAATCCTGATCTGCGCTACCTTGTTTTTTTAGCTCTTGTCCAAACGCTCCAATTAACATCTTAATGGCATTTAAATTATGACCGATTTTTGCACCAGCTCCAGTGAATGCATTTATAGCTCCATCGGATAATCCAGCAGCATGTAATAAATCTTTATCAGCACTTCCTCGACTCTTCAGTTCTTGCCAAAAAGCCTGGAATAATAATTTTGTTCCGTTTAATGCAGAATGAAGTTTCCCGACTGCTCCTGAAATTTTAGCGATTGTATTATCGGATAACCCAGCTGCTCGCATTAGCTCTTCACCAGCATCCTTCTTACCAGTTAAGACCTTCCAAAAGCCTTCGAGTACCTTCAAAGTATTTTGAATCGCATTTCTAAATGGCTCGACATGTTTATATGCATAAGCGAATCCAACTGCCAATCCAGTAATAGCCGCCGCTAACGCCCAGGCTACAGGACTTGCCATAGCTAAAACTAATACAGCTGGCTTAATAATCATCCATAAAGCAGCAAAAGCAGCTCTATATCCTTTTAATAATCCCATTCCCGCCCCTAAGGGTAGCAATAGGAGTGTTAAGGCTGGAACAAGCATCATGGTCCCCTGTATAAACCTTGCTAATGCAGGATGTGCCTCATTAAATGCCGTGACCATTTTCGCCATAGCAGTGACGGTGTTATAAATTGGTATCATAAGAGCAGCAAAAGCATCACGCATTGGTTTTAAAGCATCAGTTAAGGCCTCTATCATGTTTTTGTAGGCTTCTGCATATTTAGGGTTCATTTCCATATTGGCTGAGTGTAATTTGCCGTAGAACAGCACAGCCCCTACTCCTACTACCATGAACGCTTGTCCCATACCCATTATGGATTGGTTTATAATACGAATCTGATCATTTAACTGCTTCATATTCGCATTAGGGCCAAGGAACTCTAAAGCTAATTGAGCAGCAGAACTTCTATTTGCCAATCGTTCCATTGCATTTGTTGCTGCTAATGTACCTCTAGAAAGGTTATATAATGGGTTGCCCATTTGTTTCAAATTAGCTTGTAACTTGCTAGAAGTAGTAGACATGTTATTCAACATACCGATTGTTTGTAAAATACTAGCCTGCTTCATTCTGTCGAGTTTCATAATCTCATCATTAGCAGCTTTTTCAGCTTTACCAATTTCATTCACTTGGGCGATTAAGTCTTTTGCACTTCCTGAGTATGTTGCCATTCCCATAGCAGCATCAAGATAAGCTAATTTAGTGCGCTTTAACTCTTCGATATGAGGTCTCATAGCTTCCCGTTGTTCCGCCTTCATTTGTCGTAAACGACGGCTATACTCACTAGTCGCATCACCCATATTTTCAAGACTATTTCTATACTGATAAGATGCTTGAGATGTATTCCTAACAAAATTATTCATTTCCCGCTGCATCTCTGTTAATTCTCTTCGAATCTGATCTGTTTCAGCCCTAAACTGGACTACTAATTCTTCTTGTGTCGCCAAAATCTCACCTACCTTTCGTTCAACCTAAGTTGAGATTTTGTAGGAATTCCATGTTTTCTTCTGCTTTCTTTACTTTGTCCTCGATGGTTTTTCTAGTCTCTTCCTCAGTAACTACCTTCGAACGATCAAATAGGTCTTTTGCTTTTAACGTCTTTTTAGTGTCGTAGTGATAAGCAGTACGCATCATAAGTGCAAACATACTAAATGCTTGTAGCTCGTCTAGTTGCTTTTCTTTTTGACCAGTCATCATATTTTGGAATTCACGAGGAGATAGGTTCATTACCTCAGGTGCAGATTTACCTAAGTATCTGAACCCATCCTGCTGAACTTTGTCTATTTCTTCTCGAGTGAAATCTCTTGTTCTTCGTCCGTTCCGAACATTTCGTCCGCCATTTCCTTCAGTTCTGGATTCTTCGCTACTAATTGTTTCTTCATTTTCGCTTTTAGCTGCTTCGTCTTCGCTCTGTAGAAAAAATTATCCGCAATAACCTCATGCAATACGTCCTCAATGTATTGCTGTGAAATTTTCTCTCGCTCGAATTTATTTGTAATCTCCTCAACCACTTTTTCGCGAGTGATTCCTTCACCTGTATGCATCAATCCGAAGTAGATAGCATCCTCAAACATTTCCAAGTTACCTTGAATACATGCACCTACAACCTCTTGTGCTCCACCCTGGTATTTTTTGTTCAGTTCACTAATAGAACCGTAAGTAAGTTTTAATTCGTGTTCTTTTCCGTTGATTTCAAAACGCATATATATCAATCTCCTTTTAGTTGGATGTAATTTTCAAATTTAAAAAGAGCGGTATAAACCGCCCTTTATTCTCCTGCTCCCTTAGGAATTTCAGTTAATGTTTCTTTGCGTGTTGCACCAGATAATTTTGTCTCGACTGAGTAAGAAACAAATTCCCCTGTAGAAGAAGATCTTTCGAAAGAAGTTAGCATATACATGCCGACTTCTGCTTCTTTTGTACGTTTATTAATTTCGTAAATTTCAATGTACTCTTTGTTTCGAATCGCAGCCTTAGCAGCAGGGTAGAACGGGTCGCCCTCTGATAAAGTACAACCGAATGAGCGAGTCTCAGACACTTTACCGTAGTCATTAATCGTTCTATCCTTCGACTCTGCTTCAATTTCATCTGCTTCAATACTGTGTGATTCCTCGTTTTGGTCAAATGGACGGACCAATGTTTTCTTTAATGGATCTACTGGATCTTTAATCATGGCAGCAATGATATACTCATCACCACGATACATTTTATTTTTAATCGCAGGTGTTTCAGCCATATATGTTCACACTCCTTAATTTAAATAAGTTTGTTGGTATTCAAAAATCATTGTTAATTGAGCAGAACCAACTACAACTGGGGCAGTAGTTACTCTGCTAAAATAGACATCATCAGTCGATTCACTTCCATCCTCATTGCGAAGATTCAATGTGTAACCGCTGCGCCTAATCTTATTTGCAATCTCATCAGCAAGCTCCATGGCCTCTTCTGTGGTTGCATTAAAAAACCTCACTGTCATGGTATACAGTAAGGTGAAATGGTCCTTTGTATTTTTCAAATCATTCGTTGATAGGTGCGGGAAGTACACTGATGGAACCTTTATTTCTTCTGGAACCTGGTCATGATAAGCAAACGTTCCTTTTGGTAAATTATCAAAGACAAAAGCCTTCATAGAGCCATGTATTTGTGCGTACATAACCTAACCCCCATTCACCCACTGACGGAATTTCCGGTCAAATGCAGTTTGGAACATACGCTCATAGATAGCAATAGCATTATCCCAGTAAGGACGACCTTCTATGAATTTAGCAGTAAGCATCATTCCAGTAGGTGCATGTGGGTCATATTCGAAATTGTGACCTTCCCATCTTCCTGGGACGAATCGCCGTACCTGCTGCCATCCGTCATTCTGAAGCTTCGCATACTCCACATTTGTTCCCACCTCTAACACTAAACCGCCATCAGAGGAGCGCCATATGTTCCCATCTCCGCCCTTATCAAACGAATTAAGCAGTCGCCTTGTATCAACAACTGCTAATGAAATAATTTGGTTTTGAACCTCTTCTAGAAATTGAAATCCGCTAGCTTCAAGCCATAAAGCAACGTTCTGATCCAGTCCATTTGCCATACGGTTTAACTTGGCACTAAATTCACGGAATCCTCTAGTAGTTATTTGGTTAGCCATGGCTCACTCTTCCTCTCTGCTATGGCTTTTATATGTGAAACCTCACCAGTACGCGGATTCTTTACTGGAAAGGGATTGCGTATATAGTAAGTAACATTCGTATCCTTTTTGATTGCCTTGTCATTATGCTTAACATCAGCTTCCGGCATAAACAATACTCGGATTTCTTGACTGTTTAATTGGTTTGGTACTGATTGTATAGAGGCAGTTGTACCTTCTATAAAGTAGCAGCTTTGTTCTTCTATATCAGGAGTATCCTTGTATGAGTACACTTCTTCTCCTGGTTGCCCATATTTACCCGTCTTTGTTTCCTTCTGCAAATGATAAATATCACATTCGTGGGCCATCATCCTATGAAGAGACATTAAATCGCCCTCATTTTAAATTTGACTTTCTTTTTACCTGCGTTAGGTATAAACCCTTTTAATAAATTAAGCACATCAGGCTTGATGATACTTGAGCTATCCTTCGTATAAGAATAATCCCCACCACCAACACTTTCAGACTTAATGCCTTTTATTGCGTTTGTATCAGCATTTGTATACGCATAATACTGAGCTAATTTCTTACAAGCTAGTTTTACCTCTTCGGGAATTACCAGGAATTTCGTTTTATCATCAAAATTAGCTATGTTAGGGATATTATTAATCTCTGTTTCTGCTTCAAGTATGTCCTGCTCCAATAGAGGAACAGGACGTTTCTTCACTTCAGGCAGTACAGTGTAATCTATTAATTCTTGAGCAGTAATAAGTGCCATACTTATCACTCCTCTCCTTTAGATTTACTACCGTCTTTTCGAACTTCAAATTGTTCATTACCATTTAGATAATCATAGGTTTTCTTTGTAACCTTTTCTTCTTGGTCCAATAAAAAAAGACGTTCATGGACGTCATATGTTTTACCAACAATTAATTTAACGTAATAGTTCAAAAGTCATCACTCCTTAACTTTGATAACTTTTGCTACTGCGTCTTCCTCTTCGAACTTTACATCAACCTTTGCAGTTAAAACAATGATGAATTTACGAGCACGAATATCCTTATCTACTTCAATTCGAATATTACGACTCATGCCTGTCACAATATTTTTAGGAGGAGTTAACAAAATATCAGATACAGTATTTTCTCCCTCATTGTACGGCTGTAACATGGCAATTCCCTCAACTGGAACACCATAAGCAGAAGCTAAACCACCTTGAAGTGAAACATCCCCTAAGTTAGTTTGTCGCATCGCTACTTGGTCTTTCCATTCAATTTCTAGACCATGTGATGTGTAAAACTTCCAATCTTTAGGGTTACGCAGGTATTTAGCAGGAACAGCTTTATAAGCTTTCTTAAATACATCTTTAGTAAATGCACCTGCAGCGCCATCTACAACATGCGAAGTTGCTTGTTTGCGTAGGCCATCTAATAAAGCTAAATAAGGATCTGTAGATGCTATATCACCATTCAAAATTAATTCTTCAATATCTAATGCAGCACGATCTGCAATCATCTGCATGATAGTATTTTGAAGATTACCGCCCTCAATATTGTTTTCCAATGTATCATAAGTAATATGCACTTCCGCAATTACTTCTTTAGCATTTAACGTAATTGTGCTAGTTGATGGAGCAGAGCGATCAGAATCTTTTAAAGGTACACCTTCAACACCAGGGCGAAGAATACGGGAACCAAAGCCGATTTTTTCAATTTTAAGTGTGTCTGAAGCCATTTGAACAAAGCGCGAGTCCTTTAAAATAGTAGGGGAATTTTGTACCATACGTAAGAATGTATCAGCTTGTTCAGGATTCATTAAACCACCACTAGCTAATGTGGCAAGAGTAACGTCCGCTTTTTCAATAATTGTTTTGTTATTAAGTGTCATATATATTTTCCTCCTTCAGGCTTACAGTAAGCCATTCCATACAGATTTTTTTACTTCTGCTTTCTCGATAACATCAGTATCTTGCTGATTACTAATACCTTGAGATTTCTTTAATGCTTCGATCTCTTCGCGTAAAGGAGCGGTAGCAGCTTCAACAGCTTTTTCCACCTTAATATCTTCTTCTGTTTTTTCCTGGCCGAGATTAAGGTGTTTCTTAACATTAGCTAACTCTTCCTTAATTGGGCCAACAGCCTTTTCTACTGCTGAAGTTAATGTTTTTTCTAATTGTTCTTGGTTAAACTCCATATTGTTCCCCTCATTCTCTGCGCCTTCTGTTGGAGGTGTGACGCATGTTTTTAGATTTGTTAATGATTCAATAGCAGCGTCGATATCCGCCACATTTGGAGCACTAATTTTCTTACCTGCCTTTTCTACTTCTTCAGCAAAAGATACAACAGGTTTGTCCTCTTTCTCTCCACTAAAAAAGCCCTTCATCAATTGGAAGAAGGACTTAAATTGCTTCTCTTCAGTTTTAGTTACTTCTTCTTCAACCACTTCTGTTTCTGCGACTCCTGCAAGAGAATATCCTTTATATTCTCCCTTTTGGATAGATTCCCACACTTCCTCAGTTGCCTTAGTAACAAGTACCCATGTTCCTTTTGTTATTACCTCACCATTCACTTCCATATCAGCAGGAGCGATATATGATTCAACTACTTCACCAACTCCTGCTTGGAAATCATGATCCCTATCAATCTTTCGATATTTCAGCATAAACTCATGAGCAGCTTTCTCGATAGTCACTTCGTCAGCGAAATCGTTATGACTATCGAGAACACCCGGTTCATAAACAATTCCATATACTAAGCGTTTTTCTTCATCATTTGATTTAATAACATGCACTTCTTTTTCAAAGTTCGGTTCTTTGTCTGATTTAGTCAAAAAGAATTCTCTTTTATTTGCACCTGCATTTACATAAGAAACGTGTGAGACTTGTAGATTCTTCAATTTTCGTTTTTTCATCTGTTCTATTCACCTCCTTTCAAATATGAATCAGCATAGTTTTAGACATCTTCATTTCCTACTCAACTCCTTCAAAGTTTCTTCCCTAATCTTCTGCTTCTCTTCTTCAGATATCCCTAATATATTGTTATCTACTGCAGGAGACATAACGCATTTGCAAAGTACTCTTTCTTTAGCAGATAACGAACTATCACGCGGAAACATACACCACTCACCAGAACTAGGTAATTCAAATTCTTCCTCTACTGGCACCGTTGTACCGTCATACGCCACGTGATTATCACGAGGTTGGTTGTTCTTTGTACCGCTATGACGCCACTTCTTACCTGTAACAGCAGGAGATTGGCGATATGATTCGAATTGAGAAGCAGAGCATGCTGCGAGGACTTCGGTCTGTGCTGTTGTCTTAGCTCTTTTACGGTCGAATTCCGGAAGCTTCGCAAGTTCTCTTGCTATTTCTTTTATGCCTTTTCCCTTCTCTAACCCTTCGTTTAAAATACGTTCTACTGCTTTGTGAGAGTTAATCTTCATGATCTTACCTAATTCATCCGACCAACTATCAATCCACTTTGTAGTACGTTTTGAGAAGATATTAAACTGGATATCCGGGTCAATTGCATCCATAAAAGCTTTTGTCATATCCTTCATCGTATAATCAAGAAACTTCCTTGCTGCTTTGCTCAGGCTTTTAGCAAAGGTATCAGCCCCAAATAGGCTACCAGTGACAAAGTCGATAATGTCCTTTATCTTGATACCCTTCTCCACAGCATCTTTTTTCGTATAGTTCTTAAGTCCATCGACAAAGTACTTCTTCTGTTTCCGAAGCAGTTTAGCAATTTCTTTTTCAAATTCCTCAACGTATCCTGGTAACATGTTCAATACTTCTAAATCAGCAGGCAATGAAGCTATGAAGTCATCCGTATCAGCCTTTGCAATCCATTCATTAAGAGAAACTAATAGCTTATCAATCTTCTGCATTTTGCATCGTCTCCAGTAAGTCACGTAGATCTTTCATTACATTGACTAGTTCCTCATTTGAATTGCTATCAGCTGACTTCTGTAGAGTTTCTCCTAATCCCTTTTGCCAACCACTTACTTTACGATGTCTTTCTAAAACTAAAGCAACTGGTTGATCTGCTTCAGGAATATCATAATCAGAGAACTCTTTGTTTAGCATATTACCAGCGATATTACGTATATCTCGGAATGTTAAACCACCCTTATCGGCCAGTACCTCAACGGTTTTAACCATATCTTCCGTGTTACTAATTTCTGACTTACGTAGGTTCACATATACGTGTTTTAATCCATATGGAAGCAAAAGAACGTTATTAATGATGAACTCTAAGCTGTTACGCTCAGGTTCAAACACCTGCTCTTCTGTAATCTCACGCACAGATTCAGCAGTTGCTCTGTTAAAGTCTCTAATGTAACCAACATATACATCTGGCAAACGGAATGCTGATTGTACCTTTTGGCGTGATTTCTCATCGTATTCAAGGAATAAGGCATCATTTTGCAATACATCCGCTAGTGATTTCAACTCTATATCAATGTTTGGCTGTGTATCACCAACTACACCTTCATCTGCATTTTCAACTTGCAATAAGAGATATTTATGTTGATTATCTTCACCTTCGACATTTGAAACATAATCGGTAAGAGCAGCTTCGCTTTCTTCTGATAAAATGCCATTCTTCAGCAATATAGCCATTGGAATATGCCTACCTTGTTTGAAATAGCGAAGGTTTAATTCTTCTGCCTTTCTAGCCCCTACCATGTGTACAACATGCGATACCCAACGCGGAATGCCATATGGTCCATTACCAATCTTCAAATGAATGACTTCGGTAGCGTTTTTCTCTCCTAACGAAACATCGGAAAACTCACCAGTCTCTTTATTTAAGAAACGCGGATCGCCAAACTCTTTGAAATAAGTATCTACTGATCCTACTCGTTGTACATAGCGACGGAACCTTTTCTTTCTTTTGACTTCTTTTCCGTTAATTAAGTATGTAACTTCTTGGGGGTTATCATCTTTACGAGTCACTCGCATGTACTGCGGTAACATATTTATTAATTCAGCAGGCTTTCCTTCTAAATTACGAATCGCTTCAATATAACCATTGCCAGTCGTCTCTTTATCATCAATGCCCGTTTCAAGAATCTCCTTGAATGGCTTCTCGAAGCTAAATAACGGAATAATTTCAGTATCAACTAACGCCCACTCCGCCTTCATTTTAGGAGTTTCTTTGTTATCATCTTGCTTATACTTCATTTCATGACCAAACCCAGCTATATTACGCTTGTACGCATCAATACATTGCCCAAGAATCGTACTATTTTCTCTAATCTGCTGCAGGTCTTCTATTCTATAAGGCAGTTCGATAATATCATTAATAGCATACTTTTCATCTTCGCTCTCTTTCTGACGTGATAATACTTGAGTACTTGTCCCTGCTGCTTTAATTACCTTTGCACTAACTTTTCTTTTATTCGTCATTAAGCTGCTTCACCTCGTTTCTTTTTCTTCTTTTTACGCAATCCAAATATGATTGTATTGATGAAGTATCTTGTTTCATCCATGTGATGGTCATTCTCTTTTAAAGGCTTGTCTTCACCTCGTTGTACCGCTTGCTCATCCCATATATAAGAAGCGAACTCCTTAAATGTTTCAACGCAACAATCATTAAAGTATGCTCTGCCAGTACTAAGTGCTATACCAACGTTACCTATTCCCTCTTTCACGTTGTTACGAGCTTTATATACCTTTCTCTTATTACGCATCAATACAGCAATAAATGAAGCAGCAGAAGGATCAACTACAGTTCCCTTAATCGGCAAATCACCAACGAATTCCTCATAATCTTCGTAGTATTCTTGGTCTGTTTTCTGCTTCTCTGTATCACGGCCGCTATAATGGTACTCTTTAATTTTGTACCATACTTCTTTGTCACCGTTTTCAATACATTTACCCCATAATCCATACGCCATAGCGTTCTGTGTACCATAATCACAGGACACATAATACTCAACATAATTACGATTAATAGAAGCGAATTTGTGTGTTTTCTCATCAAACATATCAAATATAAGTCCAGAAGCAGCTGCCCATTCACCTTTAATATATCTGCGATAAAAAACACCACTATATAGCTTGTAATAGCGTTGTTTTGTCTTCTTAGAAAGGGATAAGTTATCATCCATAGTAAACTTCAGATGCAGTAAATTCTTTTCCTTACGTTTGTCCAGCCATTCTAGTTTGAACCAATGATACGGTCCCGCCGGATTACAGTTAAACCATATTTTCGAACCTTCTACAGAACAACGACCTGTTGCCTGATCTACGAAACTACGAACCATAAGTGCTACTTCATCAAAGAAGCATCCGGCAAGAGTAATTCCTTGAATCAAATCCTGGGAACTTTCATCCTTACCGCCAAAGATATAGAAAAAGTTAGTTATTCCATCTTTCGTTATAGAAAGCATATTCTCACTACGATGGTCCTTAACCTTATATCCGCGAGATTTCAGCATCTTTTTAAGTGGCGTTATAACGTTACGACGGTGCGAACCAATCGTTTTACCACACATACCAAAATTCTCGCCTTCAAATGATTCCATCGCCCACATTACATAAGAAAGAGCCATCGAAACTGTCTTTCCAGCACGAATGGAACCATCGCAAATAATCCCATCATAACCTATAACAGGACTGCTAGGCTTCCACCAGGTTAATACCTTTAGCTGCTTCTTGGAGAATGGCTTAAACTTGAATGGAGCAGGTTTCTTTTTACACTTCGGAATCGTCGTCATGGTCATCCCACACTTCCTCTACCTTGCCTTCTAGCGCTTCTTTGAAACCATCGTCTTCGTATTCTTCACCATCTTCGCCTTTTATACGAGCAGTGTCCGCTTTCGTTTTTTCAATGTTAACTATCATCTGCTCTAACTTCAATCGTCTCTCATCATCAGCATTTGCTAACTTATCGAACCTCTCAATCATAGAGGATAACGCTGTCATAGCGCGCGAATAAGCTGTAAGTAAATTAGCTTGTTTATCCCATGAAAACTGCACTGTGTACGCGTCTCCATTCAGTGATTCGCTAATCATCTCTTTTGACATATCGTTTTGACTGCGAACATGCATAATACGTTGTGAATTAAGGATATTGAAGTATTGCAGGTGAATAGAGTGGAATAGCATATCTAATTCAGTATGGTTTTGTATTTCATCTAGCAATTCCATTGCATGCGGATCGTCACTCGGGATTATCTTCCTAAACAATCCATGCGTCATAGCGTTATGGTTCCCTTTTGGCGGGCCATGCCCTACTGCATTCTTGTTCCCATACTTAGGATTCTTGTTTCCCGGATTACCCACTGCATTCTTATTCCCAATGGGTGCACCTGTTTTCTTGGTTTGGGTGCATCCTTTTTCGTCTTTTGGGTGCACCCCTTTTCGATTCCAGCCATGCCTTTTTCTCCAGGACTTAATTGTATTAATACTGACCTCATATTTCTCAGCCAGTTCCTTATACTTCATACCTTGCATGTAATCTTCTTGAGCTAACTCGTGTTTTTGTTTCACTCCATATCACCCACCACCTTCTATATAATAGGAAGAAACTCGTTCATTTCTCCCTTCGAATAACTTTTTCACAAATAAAAAAGACCTTGTAAATTACAAAGTCTTTTTTCTTCTATATAAATTTACAACTTCCATATTAGATTTAGTTAAATCCCTCCACCAGGCTCTGTATTAGCAGGTGCTCCTCCTGTATTTCCATGTGATTCTAACTTGGGTGCAGGTGTATCTCCCTTATTGTAAGCAGGCGCCCCTCCTGTATGCCCCTCCGATCCTAACTTCGGTGCAGGGTAATGTCCATGAGTATAAGTTGGTGCTCCTCCATGATCTCCATGTGATTCTAACTTAGGTGAAGGAGTGTCTCCTCCATTAAAAGAAGGTATTGGATAGTCTCCATATCCATAAATTGGTGCTCCTCCTGTATGTCCATGTGCATAACTCGGAGACCAGCCCTCTCCATGAGTATAAGTTGGTGCTCCTCCATGATCTCCATCAGCTGCTAACTTAGGCGCAGGTGT